TCCCCGCAATCGGCGGAATCTGGCGATCTGCATCCCAAGACGACGGACTCCTCGTCATCGAGCGGAGCAGCGCGGACGCGATCCAGATGCGCTTTCGAATCGGCGGCGCTTCTGCAATCCGGACATTCAGCACTGGCGTCTCGTCCCTATATGGACGTCGCCTCACGATTGCAGCTTCGATCGCTCGCGGTGCTGGGCGCAGTGTATTCCTGCGCATTGCGGCAGATGGCCAAATTCTGTTTGACCAGGAGCAGACGTACTCTACTTCCGGGGCGTCGTCCGACATCACCCCGACCGGTACCGAATACCTTTCGATCGGCTCCGAGCAGATCGAGAACCCGACTCGAAACCCGAACTGCATCATCTATGCCCAGCATCACCTGGCGCGCGTTGTCAGCGCCGATGAGGTTGCGAACCTGTCCAGAATGCCATGGCAGGCTTATCAGGCGCCAGAGGCTGACGATGATGGCGCCGCCGCGATCGAACGGCGACTCTCGGTCAGCGCTGCTGCGCTCGGCCTGGCCGGTGGTCATGTCGGAATTAGGGTGTCGCGCCGGCTGCGCGCGGCACCGGCGGAGCTGGCGGTATCGTCCGGCCCGGTCACAGTTCGCGCGGCGCGGCGCCTGCGCGTGCAGCCAGCGGCGCTGGCCGTGGCGGGGCAGGGCGTTGCGTTGCGCGTTAGCCGGAGGCTGCGGGTCGCCCCCGCGGTGCTGGGCCTGGCCGGCGGCCAGGTGGGAATGCAGTACGCTGCCGCGCCGGCGCCAGGCTCGTACACGCAGCCCGTTTCCGCTGCGGCGATGCAATTCGCTGGCGGGAGCGTCGGCATGCGCGTTACCCGCCGCCTGCAGGTAGTGGGTGCGCAACTCGGCCTGGTCGGTGGAAACGTGTTGTTCCAGGTGGGGCGGCGGCCTGGTGCTATCGACGTATCGGCCATCTCGCCATCGCGGATCGTTGCGTTCGAGAGCAGCGGTAGTCGCCTAGTGATATTTGAAGGAAGTGGCAGCCGGGTCGTCGTGTTTGGCGGCAGCGGAAAACGAGTGAGGTTCAATCAGATGAGTGCAAAAGTACCAATCAAAGTAGGCGAGAAGTGGACGGTCGACCGTGACCGTGACGAGATCAGCTACCACGCAGCCGATATTACCGATGAGCTGGCCGACCGGAACACGACTGCAGACGAGAGCAGTGTTGTCGCGCTTCTGTTCGGCGTCGTGCTCCTGGAAGGCCCGCAGGTCCAGGTCGCCACAATCGATGGCGTCGAGCGTACCTTCGTCGTCGTAAAGCTCGGCGGCGTCGACGGTGACCCGCCTGACGACTGGCGGTGGGTCGCGCGCGTTCCGTGTGTAAACGGCGAGCGCTTCGACAAGACAACTTGGTTTAACGAGGTCGACCCCTAATGATCAATATTGCAGACAACCCGCTTACCCGCGGGCAGATAAGGGAGGCCGCTCCAGCGGCAGCGGTTCCGGCTGGCGCGGAATCGCCCGGCGCGAGGTCTGATCAGCCAGCATACCCGGCCAAGAGTATGGTGCTCGACGGCGGCCGCTACTACACCGTCGACACTAAGAAATAGCCTCAACTAAAGATTGTCTCAGTTTTCCGAGAATTGAGACAGTGCAATACGTAGAGTGGGTTTCATGACGACGCCCACCACTACTCCGCAGACCCGCTCGGCTACCGACCCGCGCAATATGCCCTCGCTCTCGCGCGAGGCGCAGCTGGTGCCGACCACCTACAACGAAGCCGACAACACCGTCGAGGTGGTGTGGACAACTGGCTCGCGGGTTCGGCGCTACGACTGGTGGACCGACAAGCCGTACGAGGAGGAGCTGGCCGTTACGCCGGAAGCCGTCGACATGGCGCGCTTCGACGCCGGGACCGTCCAGGTCATCGACAACCACCGCATGCACGGCGGCGTCCAGTCGATCATCGGCATCGCGCTCAGCGGCAGCATCGCCAACGGCCAAGGCCGCGCCACGCTGCGCCTGTCGACCCGCGCGGAGATGGCCGGCATTGTCGCCGACATCAAGGCCGGCATCATCCGCTCCATCTCGTTCGGATACAACATTACGACCTTCGAGATCACCCGCGCGATCGACCGGACCGACGGCGTCAACATGGACCTGTACCGCGCAGTGCGCTGGCAGCCGTTCGAAATCAGTTTCGTCACCGTCCCGGCCGACGCCGAAGCCAGCACGCGCACCGCGCCGGCCAACGGCATGCCGTGCGAATTCATCACCCGGGCGCCCGCCCAAACCGCTCCATCCAACCAGGAAGACAACATGACCATTGCTACCCAGCCGGGCGCCCAGAATCCTGCGCCTGCTCCTGCCACCCGTTCGGCGGCCGACCCTGCTCCAGCGCCGGCACCAGTGCCGGCACCAGCCGCCGCTCCGGTAAGCGACGACGCGGCCACGCGCGCCGCCCAGGAGGCGAACACTCGCGCCGCCGACATCACCGACCTCTGCGCCCGCCACGGCGTGAGCAACCTGGCCGCCGGCCTGATCCGCAGCGGTAACTCGCTCGACCAGGCGCGCAGCGCCGTGCTCGACGAGATGGCCCGCACGGATGCCGCGCGCGGCGGTCACCAGAATGTCCGCATCCAGGTGGTGGGCAGCGAGTACGAAGTTCGCATGGCAGGTATCGAGGAGGCGATCATGCATCGCATCCGCGCTGGCACCAAGCTGACCGACAACGGCCGCCAGTACCGTGGCCTGAGCCTGATCGAGCTGGGCCGTGACTTCCTGGAATCGCAAGGCGTATCGACGCGTGGTATGGATCGCATGCGCCTGGCGACCGACATCCTGCACTTCCGCTCGGGCGCCCATGGCACCAGCGATTTCTCCACGCTGTTCGCCAACGTTGCGAACAAGCGCATGCGTGACGCTTACCAGGAAAATGCCGGCACCTACACCCAGTGGGCGCGCCGCGCCCCGAACGCGCCAGACTTCAAGAACATCAACATCGTACAGATGTCGGGGGCGCCTGAGCTGCTCCAGACCAATGAGCACGGCGAGTTCAAGTACGGCACGATGAAGGACGCCGGCACATCGTACGCGCTGGTGACCTATGGCCGCATGGTCTCGCTGACCCGCCAGGCCATCATCAACGACGACCTGCGCGCCTTCGAGCGCCTGGTGACCGCGTTCGGCGCGAGCTCGAGCCGCCTGGAAAACCGCCTAGTGTACAGCCAGCTGGCCGGCAACCCGGTGATGGGCGACGGCTCGCCGCTGTTCCACGCGGACCACAAGAATCTGGCAACCGGCGCGGGCTCGATTCTGGCGCTGGCGACGCTGAAGGCAGGCCGTACCGCAATGCGCCTGCAAAAGGGGCTGGCCGGCGAAGAGCTGAACCTGGCGCCGAACTTCCTGATCGTTCCGGCGACCCTGGAGCAGGATGCATACCAGCTGACCAGCGCGAACTATGTCCCGGCCAAGCAGGCCGACGTGAATGAATTCCGCGCGGGCGGTCGTACCGCGGTCGAGCCGATCGTCGAGCCGATCCTGGACGGCATGAGCGAGACCGGCTGGTTCCTGGCCAGCAGCAACAGCCAGGTCGACACCGTCGAGTACTGCTACCTCGAAGGCGCTGAAGGCCCGGTCATCGAAAGTCAGACCGGCTTCGAGGTGGATGGCGTCACCTGGAAGTGCCGCCTGGACTTCGCAGCCAAGGCGGTCGACCACCGCGGCCTGTACCAAGGCGCTGGCAAGTAAGCCCGGCCCGGTCATCCACCTATCACGGAGAACATCATGAAGAACTTCATCCAGAGCGGCAAGGTCGTCACCGTCACCGCGCCAGCCAATCTCGTCAGCGGCCAGGGCGCCCTGGTCGGCGCCATCTTCGGTGTCGCTGCGAACGACGCCATGCAGGGCGCTCCAGTCGAGATCCTCCGCGAGGGCATTTTCGTCCTGGGCGCTGTCACGGCCGACACCCTCGCGACCGGCGACAAGGTCTACTGGGACAACACCGCCAAGCGTGTTTCCAAGACCGCGACCAACAACGTCCTGGTCGGCGCGGCAGCTGCACCCAAGAGTGGTACCGAGACCAGCGCAACCGTGCTGCTCGACGGCGTCATCCGCTAAGTCGCCGCCGTGTTCTTCGCCAATCTCGAAGCGGTCGTCAACAGCATGGTGCTGAACCACCTGGCCAACGTCCAGGTGCAGATCGGCGGCGCGCTGGTGCCTGGCATCTTCCGGAAGCCGAGCACGGTCGACTCGCTCGGGGGCGGTGCGGCCAACACCAGCCCATCCGTCCAGGTGGCGTCGAATGCCGTCATGGCTGAGCCGGTCGGTCAGCAGATCTCGATCGCCGGCGTCCCGTACGTGATCGTCGAGCCGCAGCCAGACGGCACCGGCTTGACCACGTTGATCGTCGAGTGCACGCAATGAGCACGGCATTCTCGAAAATCGTTGCCGCTGTACTCGAGCAGTTAAAGATGCAGCCGCCAGTGTGCAAGTCGATCAATCGGGCACGGACCTACGTCTTCCCTGAGCAGGAAACCGAGGCGGTCAGTGTCCAGTTCGAACAAGCGCTGCCGCAGCGCGCCACGATCGCAGGCGCGCCCATCGACTGGTCGACCCGTATCACGGTCGAGTGCTACGCGCGCAGCGTCGCCGAAAGCGGCGACCTCGCTGTGGACCCGCTGCTCGAGCGAGTGGTCGCGCGCCTTGCTGTCAATCCTTCGCTGGGCGGCATGGTGTCGGACCTCGAGCTGATCGGCGTCGAAGCAGAGAACACGGCTGATGGCAAGAAAACCGGGTGGGTGCGGCTGATCTACACCGCTGACCACCGAACCTATGACGGCAACCTGAGCTGACTATGAAAACTGAAACCGACCTCGAAAAGAAAATCGTCGCTGCGCCGCCGGCCCGCGACATCCCTCCACCGCCAGGCGGCGGCCAGTGGCGCTTCGACGAAGCGCGCTGGGAGTGGATCGACATCAACCCGCAGCCGGAACCGGCCGCTCAACCGAACCAGGAGTAAGCGATGCCTCGTCGTATCAAGAACACCATCGTTACCGCAAAGGTCGAAACCACGCCTGGCACCGATGCACTGCCTACCGGTGCGGCCAATGCTGTGCTGGTGTCCGACGCAACCGTCACGCCGCTCGAAGCGCAGTCGATCGACCGTGCACTGATCCGCGGTTACTTCGGCGGCAGCGAGCAGCTGGTCGGCCCGGCCAGCGTCAAGCTGTCCTACTCGGTCGAGCTGGCTGGTTCCGGTGCCGCCGCCACGCCGCCGGCCTGGGGCCAGCTGCTGCTGGGCTGCGCGGTCGCCGAAGGCCAGCTGACCACCCCGGCGCGTGTCGAATACACGCCGGTGTCGACGGCGCTCAAGACGCTCACCCAGTATTACTACGATGACGGCGTGGTGCACAAGCTCCTGGCGTCGATGGGTAACTGCACGCTGTCGGCGAAGGTCGGCGAGCGGCCAATGCTGCGCTTCGAGTGGACCGGCCTGGATGGCGGGATCGTCGCTACCCCGAATCCGTCCGGCACCTTCACTCCCTGGAAGAAGCCGGTGGCGATGACGAAAGCGAATGTCATCGACATCACGCTCGGCGCGACGTATGCGGCCGGTGCCTTGACCGGCGGCACGGTCTACAACAGCACCGGCCTGGAGCTGAACTTCGGCAACACGGTCAACTTCACACCGATGCTGAGCACCGAAGTCGTCGATATCGCAGACCGCCAATCGACTGCGACCGTCGAGATGGAGCTCACGCCAGCACAGGAAGTCGCACTGATGGCCGCGGTGAAAGCGAACGAAACCCAAAGCCTCGGCTTCACCATTGGCACCGCAACTGGCAACAAGGTGCTCGTGTTCGCGCCTGCCGCCCAGCTGACCAACCCGCGCAAATCCGAACTCAACGGCAATCGCCTGATCGGCTTCGACCTG